ACAAATGATAAAACTGAACTTGATAGCACTACCACCACTACAACTACACAAGAAAGCAAGCAAGAATCCATAAAAGATAATCAAAACACAAAAGAAAAATTATATGCTTTTATTAGTGAGTATTCTAATATTGACAAACTTGACTTAAGCCTAATTATCAATAACGATGCATTAACAAGCGCAACAATAGACTATCGCGAAAATATAAAAAATCAAGCAAAAAATAGCCCCATTCCAAGCCAAGAAGAATTCCAAACAAACTTAGAATTTTTATTTGGTCAAATTGAAGATATTTTAATACAAGGCTTTAATGAAAATAAGGATAGCAAAGAGTTTCAAAGTCTTTTAGCAGGCTTTATGATGAGCAATAGAGCATTCTCTAAACAATCCTATGAAGATTCCACGCAAGATGCACTACAAGCTTTATGGCAACTCAAAAATGGAAATAAATCTAATGATTTTAAACAAAAATTATCAGACTATATGACAAATTCTAATGGTTTTGCGACCTCTATTGCAGACTTTTTTCATAGAGCAGAATATTTTAACCAGATTCCACAGAATCAAAAAAATACTATCCAAAATGCTTTAGAAAAAGTTCAAACTTATTTACTCAATCAAGCTGGAGCATTAGACAATAAATCTTTTAAATTAGGAGACGCGGTTATTTCTTGGAGTGGAGATGACTTACCTTTCAAAGATTATTATACTGGGGAAGTTAAAATTGCTTTTATGCAAAATAATTCCTTTTTATCTCATCTCTCTAACTTCGATTCCACCCAATCCCTCTTTGACATTTTAGAAAAAAGAGACAAACTAGAAAAAGAAAATCAAGAACTAAAAACAAAACAAGCTTATAGTGCTTATGGAATCACAAATGCCACAAACTCTATTCAAACAAATTCCACAAGTGATTCTTTAATGCAAGCATTGTTAAAGGAATCTAAAGAATCCAAAAAATCTTAGGTAAAGTTAATGGAAATAAAAAGTAACACAAGGATAAACAATGGATTCTAGTATAAAAAATTCTCTCACTCTTAACAATAATCTCTTTATCAATAGAGCTTCAAAATTGGATTCATCAGAGCAAAAGAACTTTGAGATTCCTAGTGATGAGAATATCTTACAAGAAGTGAGAGATTTTTATCGCACTCCTGTTAAAGATATGGATTATAGCCCATTTGGAAAAATGGTAATTATGATTGACCAATCTGAATCATCTGTTAGAGATTTCAAGCTAGAAGCAGAAGCAAAAGAGCAAGCAACCCTAATGCCAACAGAAGCAGAATATGAAAAAGCGCAGAAATTTTTGGAAGAACAAATCGATAAGATAATGATAGAAATTGCTAAGGAAAATCACGATTTATTGCCATTAGCAACAAAATTTTGCAAAACTGGAGAAGAGCTAACACAAGAAGAATGGGATTTAGTAGGTGATAGGAATTTATTGGCATTTGCAAATCTTATGAATGCTTATTCTATGCAAGATAGCGTGAGAGGATTAAGGAAACTAAGTGGAGAAGAAGGTGGCTTCACTCACGAAAATGCACAATTAATGGCAGTGAATTATGATTCTCTCAAAGAAGACAAAGATGGGGCTGTATTCTTTGGATTAGTTGCCAATCGGCTTTCTCCAACACAAAGAGAAGAAATCATAGAAGCAATGACAAAGGTTAGAGTGTATGAAGAAGAAAATGGATTCCTATACGCTAATGTGTTTTTTAAGCGTAATACAACAACAGGAGAAGTGGAATTTTCTCTTATAAAATCCCAATCTGAACCACAAGCAGAATCCCTAATAATGCAATATTCTAATCTTACTTCCCAATCCTTGTTTGAAATGATAGAGCGCAAAGACAAACAAGAAACACAAAATATAACAACAGATTCCATAATGCAAGCC